ATTGAGCGCGTCAAAGGCATAGTTGTTCTCGGCATCCTGAAATGTGAACGAGACGCGATTCGGCGCATCCGTGTTGGATCGTTGCGAGACGCGAAGGCTGCCGCGGACGATGTTGTTTGGCCGGAAATGGTAGGCGACATAACCCTGCGCGGCCGTCCCGCCGACCGTCACGCTGGGCCTCGGGTCGTTATCATTTGATCCGGCCACTGGCGCCGGCTGTTGCGACGCCAGGGTTTGCTTTACGCGCATGCGGAGGCGGCCATCTGCCGCCGGCACGAGAATCAGATTGGCCGCATTGCAGATGCCGCGCACGATTTCGCCGGCCGAGCGCCTCTGTCGCAGCACGGTCGAGCAGGCGAAGCGCGCGTGCGTGCCGCTAGTGCCGAACTGATTCCTGTACGAGATCGGCTCGTCGCAGATCGCCGCGGCGCGCGCGAACGCGGCCAGATCGAGATCGGAGTAGTCCCAGCCAGCCCACGAGAGGATGTCGGCCAGAATCCAGACCGGATTCTCCGTGTAGGCTCGGTAGCGGAATAGGCCGCCGAGGTATGTGCCGTCCGGCACGCCGGAGACAGAAAATGAGACGGTGCCCGGCGGTCCGTACGTCCAGTTCGTGAGAAAGCGCCAGACGCGGTTCAGCGTCTGCTCGGGAGATCCAATGATCTCGATCTCGTAATCTGGATCATTGCTCGCCACGTCGTGATTGGCCGACGTGAAGGTTACGGTGGCCGTGCCGTTGGACACAACGATCTGCTGAATCGCGCGGTACTTCCGCAGGCGCGGGCCGCGCACGAGAACGCGGACGCGCGGCACGGCCGACGAGTCGGCAAGCTTGCGCGGCACGACGCACTCGATCACGGCCAGAGATCCGTGCGGGTCGCCCTGGCCGTCGTAGATAGCATCCATGCCCGGCTGGCCGCGCCGCGTGCCACGGTTGACTGGCCGCCAGCAGAACAGGGGATCTGTGATGTAGACGGCCTGTCCGCGCCAAGTTTGAGCCGCCGGCACCTCTACGTCGTTCACGACGACGCGCAGCACGTCATCCATCTCGCCAAACCCGAGCAACGCCTCGAAACGCGTCGAGTTTGCGTCGCCAAGCACGTTGAGGATGATCGGGTCGACCCATGCCGTGCCGTAAACGAGTGGCACGGCATCGCCATACTTGGCCTCGTTCGAGGTATTGAATCCCTCCTCCCAGCGGCCAGAGATATAGCCGCGGGAGCGAAACGATTGTGGCGGATCCCACTGCTGTCCGCCAAATGAGCCGGTCTGGCGGTTCTGCGAGTCCCGCAGGTACATGCCGCGCGCCTCGCAGTCCTGCTTCGTCCGCGCGCAGGTCGTGTACGGCTGCCCCTGTCCGTCGAGATTGCCGCGCGCATTCGGCCCTGTGGCATCAGGCGAGTATCCGCAGGGATACCACCACGAGTTGTCATCGTCGGCGGCCGCCTGCCGCTCGGCCTGCGTGGATGGAAAGATCCACGGGCAGGTCTTCTGGACGCGCAACGATGGAAGCATCGTCTGCTCCATCGACAGCAGCGAGGTAGCGCGGATGGTCAGCGTGGTCTCGTCGGCGGCCGGCGCCGAGCAGATGCCGACGAACGGTACCAGACTATCGGTACTGAACTCGGAAGTACCGACGTTCCAGAACACGAAGCGCAGACGGAGCCGCGCGCCGCGGAACCCGCGCGCAAGCTCGTAGTTCGTCCACAGCCATCGGTCGCCGTCGTTCAGGACGACCGTGACCGATGGCGCCATCGAAACGCCCTGCTCGAGGATTTGCGTTGCTGCGACATCCTGATTGACGAGACGAGGAAGGTAATCGTTGCCGCCGTACTGGATGCCTCCCGTCGCGGCCGTCAGATCATGCGTCGCCACGCGAAGGACGGCGCCATCCGGCCACTCGAACTCGGCAAGCAGAAGTGGCTGGTAGGCCTGCGCGAGCTCCTTTGCCTGCTGGATCGACCCGACGGCCATCAGCGAACCTCCACGATGCTGAGCGACAGACGGCACTCGCGCGGACCGACGTACCGCACCTCGAAGCGGTCGGAATCGAAGCGGCAGCGCGAATGGAGGCCGGCGCGGCCAGGCGTGCGCGCATATGCCCCTGGCCCTGGCATCGGCACGGCCTGCGCGCCGAATAGAGACAGTGTCTGGCCGGCCCACGATCCGAATCCGCCGATGAGGAGGCGCACGGGACTATTGCTCGGCACAACTCCCGCTGCGTGAATGCGGCGCCACTGGCCGGCCGGAAGATGCCATTCTCGGTGCCAGAGCACGTTGAACCCGGCGTCGATGAAGCCGATCACAAGCGAGCCGCCAGACGGACTCTTCACCCAGACGGAGCCGCAGAGGACGCGGCCGGCCGCGTCGCCCTCAGGCAGGACGTAAGTCGCCAGCATCCCATTCGGACCGCCGGATACGGCGCGCGCGTGCTCGCCGCCGAATGGATCGGCGACGCTCCCGCCGACGTATGTGTCGTACTTTTCCCACGTGTTGTCTACAAAATCCTCGGAAAACCGCACCAGATTGCCGCCAGGATCCAGGTAGCAGAACTCGCCAAAGCGCCCATGCATTGCCGCGAAAAACTGCTCGAGAACCGCCACCTCGTCCTCCGTGATCGACTGGTATTCGAGCGTCCAGCGCGCCAGCGGATCGTCGCGCCAGGCATAGCCGAACCGCCGCCCGGTCTCCTGATCCTGCGCCGTCGTGCGGTACGAGTAGGCCGTCGTATAGGGCCGCTGAACCATCACGCCGCTGGCGTTGATCTGCGGAAAGTAGGTCGGCATCAGGTCCTCGTCTGAATGCACGAAAGCCGCACCGTGTAGCGGTTCGGCCGATTTTCTACAAACGAGAAATCGTCGGAATCGAATGCCATGTTCTGGTACGTCTGGCCGCCGATGGCAATTTCCCAGGTCGCATCGAAGCGCCCCTTCATCGAGCGCCAGAATTCCAGTATTTCTGAGAGCTCGTTACCGTTTACGTCGTTGAACTCAAGCATGAAGCGCGCGAGAGGATGACGAACGCGCCAGCGCTGTTCGCTATCGTCAGAAAACTGCACAACGCGCGTCAGGTACTCGCGCGCGCGCGTCACCGGATAGAGAGCCACGCTACCGCTGCGAACGCTGGGAAACGCTGCCATCAGGTATTTGCTCCAACCGTCTGAGCGATTTGCCAGGCCAGTGGGTTGCCGTCCTGCAGCGCCTTGCGGACGGCGAGGCCGATATCGTGCGCCCGGTCAAGAAAAGACTTCGCGTCCATGGCCGAGATCTGCACCGTGATGTTTTGGCGCTGCACAACGCGCGCGTGGCCGCGGTAGTCGTAGTCGAAGCTTGCGCCAGTGGCAATATCGACAGACCGTTCGATACTCACCGGCTCCTGAAAGCGCGCTCGCTCGAGGATCCGCGAGATCTCCTCATCTCGCTGCCGCTTCGGGTCTGGAAAGAGAGACCGCACGAATCCGAGAGCGAGGCCGACGCCCATGAGGATCGGCGCCGCCGGCCCGGAGACGCCGGCGAGGGAGAGGATGGCTCCCGCTGCTCCGGCCGCCGAGCCGGTGGCCGTGACCGCCCCGCGAGCGCCTCCCTCCTGGAGCCCGGCATAGATGCCGGCCGCTCCTCCGGCCGCGACCGCCGCGATTCCGAGGCCGCGCTGCCAACCCTTCAGACCAGTTTTGGCCGCGGCCGTTCCTCCGCCAGCCGCAGCGACGGTACTGCCATCGGCAGCCACACCGGCAATGCCAGACGCTCCAGCAGCAATGCCGCCAGAGGCGGCCGCAGCCTGAATGGTCGCAGTCAGATTGTCGATCGCCATCGTGTTGCGATCGCGCGAGATGATCTCCTGCTGCGCCATCGCCTTGTCGACCACATTGCGCGGATCAAACCACGTGCCGCGCGTCAGCCAGCCGGGCAGAGATTTGCCGACGCCGCCAAGTGTACCGCCGATGGATTGAAACAGCCCGGTCGCAAGGTTCTGGAACACGGCGCGTTCCTGAAGGCGCAACTGGCCGAGGAGGAACGCGCGCAGGCCGCCGCTGCCGGATGCCGTCATGGCGTCGAAGACGCGGCCTGCGGCCTCGCGGTACTCGTCCAGCGTGCGCTTCTGAAGCTCTGCGATGGCAAGGATGCGCCCCTTGCGCGCCTCGTCCAGATCGGCCTCGAGCTTCGCGCGGTCCTGCGTGATCGCGAACTCTCGCCGCGCTGCTTCTTCGCGCGCAGCAGCGATGGCATCAATCGCCGCGCGCTCTCCTCCGGGTCCGGCCGTCAGCTCGATCAGCCGCGTCTGGAACTGCACCTGGCGCCGGAGAGCAGCTACGACGCGCTCGCGAGCCGCTGCCAGTTGCGCCGCTGTGACCTCCTCGTTGACGCGCACCGTGGCCGGCAGCGTCGGCATCTGCTGCCAGAGGAACATCATCTCGGTCGGCTGCACGGCCTGCGGCTCAAGGCGTTGCGACGCGAGACGGCGCCTGATGGCAGCCTGCAAGGCCTCCTGCACGCGGGCCGCCTCGGCGCGCCCAATCGGCCCGTCGGCGGCCAGCTCACGCAGCCGCGCCGTCGTTGCTGCGATGAGGCGCGCCAGTGGATCGAGTCCCTGTTGATCGAGCGCATCGATGAGCGCCTGGAACTGCCGCTCTCGCGCTCGCAGCTTTTCGGCCGCCTTATTCGCCGCCTCCCGCGCCTCCTCCTCGGCCTGCCGCCGCGCCTCGATGCTGAAGCGCAAATCCTCGCTCGACGGCGCCTTGGGCATCATCCGCGCCACGGCCGCGCGGATATCAGATGGCGGTTGGCTCAGATCGCCGCCATACGTCCATGCCAACGACTCAACCATCGACCAGCGGCGCTCAGATCGGCGCCGCTGCATCTCCTCGTCGCCGATTGCAAGCAGAATATTCTCTGCCGCCCACGTGCCGATTTTCCGCTTGATGTGGTCGATCCGCGTGCCGAGATCATCGAGTGCCTTATCGAAGCGCTTGGCCGCAGCCGCGCCATGCTCGTCGAATCCGAAGCCGAGCTTCTCGAGCTCTCGGATCGTCTCGCGCAGATTGTCGCGGAAGAGTGGGAGCAGTTCGAGGCCGCCGCGTCCGAAAAGGTCGGTCACGACGCGCGCGCGCCGGGCCGGATCATCGACGCGCTGCAGAGCGTCGGCGATCTCGAGCCAGAGCGTCGCCGTGTCCTTTAGGCCGCCGAACTGGTTGCGTGCCGTGATGCCGAGGTCTGCCAGTGCGGCGCGCGCCTTCTTACCCTCGTCGTCATTCGCGCTCAGTGCTCGCGAGAGCGTCCGCGCGGCCGCCGTGAAGGCCTCTGCGTTGACTCCAGCATCCTTGGCCGCCTGCGAGAATTGACCGAACTGCCGGATCGTCAATCCGGTTCGCTCGGCCATATTGGATTCGTACTCGGCCAGCGACGCAGCGCTTTTGGCCATCTGGAGCATCGCTCCGCCGGCCGCAATCGCTGCTCCGGCGGCCGCTCCAAGGCCGACGCCGAGCGGTCCGATGGTCTGCAGGACGGACTGGAGCGGCGCCGGAAGACGCGCAATAGAGGCTCCGAGAACGTCCATTTCGGAGGCCGCGCGCGAGATGGCGCCCGTGAGGCGTTCCAGGCCGCCTCCGGCCCTCTGCGCGGTCTGCGAGAGCCCGCCGATGGAGCGCGCGATGGCGTCCAGACGCTCCTGCCCCTGCGCGCGGACATGGACGACTAACTCGAGCGATTCGTTCATCTCAGATCACAGATCCTCGTATCGTTCGGCGCGCCAACGCGCCTCCTCGTAGCGCGCCTCTTCGGCCGTCAGAACGTCGAAGGCATCGACGATCCACGCCGGCCAGTCGGCCAGAGCCGAACCATAGAGCGGCGGCGCCGCCTCGCCGAGCCGACGAGTGCGCGCCCAGAGCGCCAGCACTTCGACAGTCTCCGGACGGATCAAGGACACCGGACACTCGGCCGTTGAGACGCCATCGACGGTGAACTCGGTGCCGCGCTCCGTGCGGTACGACGGCGCCCACCAGCGCAGGCGCTCCGGGTCTACGAGCTCAGGGAAGTGCTTGCGGCAGTTGCGGGATTGGTAGAGTCTGTCCCGCCGGCAGACGGCGCAGTTGTAGACCGGGTTTCGCCATCCACCTCCGCGCCCGAAGTGGAAGGCAACCCTAAATTTGCGGCGTCCTCTGTGCCAAGGTTTGCCAGGCGCATGACCTCGGCCACGATCTCGCGGTACAGCGCAGGCGGCCCGGCGGCCCGGATAGTCTGCCCGTCAGGCACGCGACCGTCGATCTCGAGCCCCTCGACGGCGACGAAGCCGACGTCGAAGTAGGCCGGCTCGATCTGCGACGCCTGCAGCAGGTCGATTCGGTCGGCGAATCCCTGCAGTGTGCGGCGCTCGGAGTGCGTCAAATCACCCACCTTGATGGATTCGATCGAAACGCCGCGCCGCGCGGCCAGTTCCTCGAACCATGCCTCGCGCTCCGCTTCGATGTCGCGAAGCTCGGCCAAAGCCGCGGCACAGCGAAGGCGGATCTCGACGCGCATTCCCTCGCTTAGGCGCCGCACGGTAAAACGGACGCCAGGAATGATTCTTGATTCTCTAGTGACCGTCGATTGCCATTTCACTGCTGCGAACTCCTCTGGAAAATGCCCAGTACGTTGAATGTCGCGACGACGCGCGCCACGACGCGCGCTACTATCGGCTTCAGATCGGACGTGGCGTCCGCCACGTCGTCGATGATGCCGAGGATCAGCTCGAGTTTCTCCTTGCCCGCGCGCGGTATCGGAATCGATTCCTCAGCCGCGCGGATGGCCTGAATCAGAGCCGGAAGGAGCGTGAAAATCTGGATCAGTTTCTGCATGTCAGTCTCCTTTGCTCCTCCACCACAGTCCGCCGAGGAGCAGGCCGCTCTCCACAATCAGTCGCTTTTTGCTTGTGTACCAGCGCCCCATCTTGTCAAGACTCGCGGCGATGCCATCGACGCTCCGGGCCGTGCTCGGCCCGTAGCGCCGCAACGTGTCGCTCGTCGTCTCAGCAGCCAGCGTCACGGACGAGAGCGTCAAGTTTGCCTTCCGCGTCATCCACCAGAGCTCATTCTGTAGGCACGGGCGGCCCTCACCAATCACGCCCGTGCCGCAGTCGAACCACGGATACATGGCGCCGTGCCACGCGGCCAGAGTGCCGTCGGCGCGCCGCAGCAGGCCGTCGGCCGCCGCCATTGTAGCGGTTGACTGGCTCACCAGGTGAGCCACCGAGGCCGTCGCTTCACCGAGCCGACGGTCGGCCGCCGCCACGGCATCGGCGAGGCGCGCATCGAGCCGCTCTTCCAGGCTGGCGAGCCGCGCGTCGGCCGTCCGCTCCAGCGATGCAATCCGCGCGGCCGCCGTTCTCTCAATTGAGGCGGCTCGATCGTCGGCGCGCGCGATGATCTCGGCGGCCCGCAGATCGACGCGCTGGGGAATCTCGGCCGCGACGGCCTCGGCCGCGCGCGCCGCGCGGGCGACGGCACGGGCCGCGAGGGCCGCCTCGACGGCGAGCCAGGCGAGAGCCAGCAGAGCGGCGATTGCGGCCCACGTGCGGATGCGCGACGCGATCGCAGGCCGAAGTTCCACGTGGATCATCTCAGCCATTGCGCGGCTCCCAGTTATCTGGAAACGGCTCGTCGGGCGAAATGCCGAGGCGGCCGGCGACGAAATCGGCATAGGCGTCCGGATCGTTGCCATCAGCCTTCGGCGCATACTTGCGGAACATCTCGCGCGGCGACGGCCGTTTCCCGTCAGTGTGGCGCCCGCTCAGGTAGATCTCGATCTGCCGCTTGAGCACGCGCCAGCCCTCGGCGAGAGCCAGACGGCGCAGCTCCTCCTCGGGCTTCTCACCGTGCCGCGCGCGCGCCCAGGCAACGAAATCGACGTAACCGCGCGGGCGCCCGTCCGGCCCGAGGCCGCCGGTGGTCGGATACCAACGCCCGTTTGCGTCCTGCCACGCGCGCACGTTGCCAGGATTGCAGCAGCGCTGCGGGATTGTCGGCCAGCGGATGCCGCGCGCGCGCGCCTGTTCCTCGGTCACATAAAATCCTTCCTTCGCGGCGACGGCCTCGGCCAGTGCGTCGATCAGTTTCTGTTCGCTCATCGGTCGTCCTACGAAATGGTCAGCGTGATTTCGTCGAGGCTCGAGATCGATGTGCCGGAGGCCGGCGAGTCGCCGAAGTTTGCCGCCCAGCGGCGCTGCCCATCGTCGAGGTCTGGGAAGGCAAGCTGTACGCCCGCGAGAGTGAACGTCCATTTGCTGCCCGCGGCCGTGCCGATCTGGAGGATGACGTCGATTGGCGTCTTCGAGAGCGCCTTCTGGTACAGGTTCGTCGTGCCGGCGTCGTCCTGATCGTAGAGGCTGAACTGGAGGGAGACGGCCCGCAGGTCTCCCTCGGTCGAGTCGCCATAGAACTTGCCGAAGGTATCGCGGACGATGTCGTTGCCCGTCTGGATGCGGAGAGTGGCCGTGCGGATGTTGGCCAGGACGTTGCCGTCGAATGTTGCCTGCCCGGTGAAGCCGGCGATGATGCCGCCGGAGGTCTGCGGATTGGACGGCTCCGCCGGAAAGGCCGAGAGGCCGGACTTGCCCTCGGCGTCGAGCGAGGCGAAGGTGACGCTATCGATGATCCACTTGCATGCGCCGCTCGCCGACCACGTCGCCACGTCCTGCCCCAGCTGAAATGTGGCCTCGTTGACGACGCAACCGACGGCGAGCTGCTGCATGACGCTGGCCGGCGTGCGGTAGCGCCCGAGGGTGAAGGTCTTGATGGCGTCGGATAGTGTGTAGGTGACGCTCGTATCCGGCACCACCGTTGCTTCGGCCCCGAAGAGCGCCACGAGAAGAGGGTCGCAGTCCGGCACGACGCCCGGCGTCCCGCTCGCGGCCAGGCTCATCTCGAGCGACCATCGGCCGCTGCGGCGGCCAGAGATGCCCGGCGTGGCCGTGCGTGATCCGGTCTTATCCGGGCGCACAAGCATCTGCACCTCGGGCGTCAGCGTGCACCGGATGTGACGGCAGGCATCGGTTCCGCTCAGGGCCGCGGCCTGCCCGAAGACAGTTTCCTTTGCGAGATACACTCGCTCGTTCCTGCTGAGTGCGAAAGCCATTCGATTTCCTCCATTTGCCGGCCGCGGCCGGCGTCGTTATGCGTCGACCTCGAAGGTCAGACGGAATGCGAGGGTGCGCAGCCAGTGCTCGCCGCCCATCAGCAGCGGCCCGCGGCGCAAGGAGATGTCACCATTCCAGAGCAGCGGCGCTCCGGCGACGGCCTGGAAGTCGGCCTCGTTGACGATCTGGTACACCGCGTCCTCGATTGCGTCGGCCAACAGATCGGCGTCGCGCGGCGCATTGCCGCCCTTCCACGATAGGTGCAGGTCTACGGCGACCTCGACGGTGCCCGAGAACGTGGCAAACTTGCGCGAGTTCCGGTTCTCGCTCGCGACGCAGTACAGCATGACGAGCGGATATCGTGCCGGGCTCGTGGCATCGAGATCCTCTGGATCCAGCGGCGCCTCCCAGACCTGCTTGCTCGCTGATGACCAGTCCACCGAGAACGGTTGGAGGCCGTAGTCGAGGGCGACGCCGGCGAACCGGGCATTGAAGCCCGTGACTGGTTCGGCCAGCACGGCGCGCACGGCCTCGCGCGCCAGGCGTCCTATTTTCGCCATGTCATCGTGCCTCCAATCTGTGCTTGACGTGCTCGTAGATCTCACGCACCATCTGGCGCACATCCGCTGCTGAGGCCCCGAAGAAGCGCCGCCGCGGCAGCGTCCTCGTGCCCTCGTTGTGCCCAGTCGCGCGCGCGGCCGCCTCGCCGTAGATCCCAAGCACGAGTTCGCGAGCGCCGCGCACGACAACCTGAATCGCCTGGAGCATATGAGGCGCGCTAGCGCCGCGCAGGTCCACAGTACTGCGGCCAAGCCAGCGTTTGAAGGCCGCATAGCTCTCGAAGCGGATTGTGCGGCCAGTGCGCGAGAGCCGCGGCGCGCCCGGAGCGCCACGCTCAGATTTCGTGGTGATCCTGCGAAGAAATCGCTTGGCGGCCGCCTTCTGGCGCTCCGTCCACTCCTCGCCGCGGATATCGTGCCCCAGGGCCGCTGCGACGGCCGCCCCGCGGGATGGCCGGTAGTAGTACGGGCCGCGGGTCGAGTAGGGAGCGAATGGCCGCCCGTCTACGTCGATTCCGCGCGCCGTGCGCTCGAGAATGCGCGCCCGCTGCCTCTGGCCTGCATAGAGCAGGTCGGCATCGCGAGGCTCGATGGCGCGCCGGATGGCGAGCAGTCGGGCCTGCGGATCTTCGCCGCGCGCCGTCCGAAACGAAACCGATCTGCTCATTCGTCTGCCTCGCCCGCCTCATCGCCGCGGCCAATGGCCGCGATGACCCACTGGTGCCTGCAGTTGTACCCACCACCCGTCAGGAACGGGTTCGGAAGCTGCCCATTGTCGGCCCGCTCAATCTCGTCGCGCGTCATCGGCCGGCGCGCCGTCCGCCGGAGCATCTCCTCACAGAACGGCCTCGTCAGCTTGTCGCGCGGCCCCTCGTAGCGGTACCGCACCGCTCCCTTTGGTGCCTCCCTCTCGATCTGTCTGTACGCGCGCTCGGTCGCCGAGCGCTGGAACATCACGACGGCCGTCGCCCCGAGTGTCGTGGCCTCGCTGATCGAGCGATCCATTCCCAGGGCAATCTGCTCGACCATGTCGGCAAAGCGAAGCGCGCCGACCGAGAAAAGCGCGCGGCGCTGTGCCGCGGCGGCCGCCGTCTCGAGGGCCGCCTCCAGGGCGTCCTGCGTCATAGCCTGCTGCGCGGCCAGAAAGGCTTGATCCTCGCGGCCGCGGCGCCACTCCAGAGGCCGACGGATTTCGCGCGAGATAATCTCGAGCATTTCGTCGACGAGCGGCAGGCCGCCGGCGAACTCGCCCACGAAGCGCTGCGTGATTTTAGCGACGCCGGCCTCGTCGAGGGCTTCGCGCACCATCTGCTCCACTGTCCGCAGCGCCTTCTGGTTGCGCGCAGTCCGCGCGATTCGGCCGCCCGAGATCTCCAGTTCCTCGCGCATCCGGTCGACGACAGTAGCCTGGGCGCGCGCGATGGCCGCGCGCAGCGCCCGCTCGTACTCGCCGACCAAATCGTCAATCCAGCCGGCCTGGCGCGCGAATAGATCATCAAGAGGCATTGGCCATCATCCGCGCGAAAGCACGGCCTGTAGCGGTACGACGTCTTCCTCGGACTGGCCGAGCGGAAGAGGCGCGCCGCTCGTCGTTGGGTATGTGTCGATGAGCCAGCTTGTCGTCGCTATTGGAATCGTTGCCTGGAGCGTCAGAGGCGCTCCGGCAATGGCCCCGTACAGTCGCCAGTGCGAGGCGCGTGCCGGAGCCGAGAGGCCATCGATCGAGATGAGGGCCCCGTGGTTGCCGATCATGATGACGGCCGCGGTATCGGAGGCCGCCGACTCGCCATTGCGGCCGTCCCCGGCATCGAGCCAGGAGATGGAGACCTCCAGAGGCCACGGCTCCGGCCAGTCGCCGCCGCTCGGCAGCGGGACGAGCGTGATGTTTGCCTCGCTCCAACGGCCTGCGCCGGCGACATGAAGAGCGCCCGGCCGCGGCAGCGGCCGCACGGTCACTGGCACGCCGGAGTGCCAGAGGCGCCGGAAGGCCGTGCGCTCGTCGGAACGCGCGCGCTCGAGCTTTCGCTCATAGCGATCGCTCGTGCGCCGATTCGTGGCCGCACGGTAAAACATGGCAAGCGCATGGTAGAGCATCCAGCGTCGAACGGCCGACGTGGCGACGACCGTCTCGGCCCGCAGTCTCGATCCACTGCCGGCGAAGCGCTCAGTTGCCATGAGCAGCGCGTCGAGGCACTCATGCCAGGACTCGCGCACGATGCCGCCGTCGCCGTCCACGACGATCCCCTCGGCCTCGGCGATTTCTGGCACCTCCGGGTCGATGGCCGTCATGGCGGCCAGCGAAGCGACGTCGGAGTCTACGAGCAGAGCCATGGTTCCACCAAGTTGTGCCCGGAGCCGGCCATGTGGCAGGCTCCGGGCGCGCGGGCATTTGGCTGGGGGATGGAGGTGGGATGCCGACGCGCCCGCTACGTCGGCAAGACCGTTACTCGCGCGGCGCCCGAGGCCGCGCCACCTGCGGCTGCGCCGGCCGCAGCAGCAGCTCCTCGCGGCGCCGCCGCTCGGCTTCGAGGATCTCGCGCCGCCGTCGTTCTTCCTCGGCGCGATAGGCCGAGACCTCCTCGTCTGTGGCCAGGCGATGCGTGCCGCGCACGAGGCACTCGGCAGCGACGGCCGTTTCCGCCTCGATGATCGTACCGCCAGTGGTGTTCTTCTGTGGGTCGTCGATGGAAACGAGGAAGTGGAACTGGCCGCGTTCGGCCAGTTCCTCCCTCTTGCTTCGCACCAGAACCCAATACCGCGTGACGCTCATTGGCTTTCTCCGTCAGAGGCCACGGACTAGCTCTTCACAACGACGCCGAATTCGTTGCGGAGGACGCCGACGCCGTAGAAGGCGTCGACGGTGAACTGCTGCGCCAGCGTGTTCGGCTGGTAGCTCATCACGACGCGCAGGCCGAAGTTGCCGAGCTCGGCATACTCCGCGATGGCGCCAGTGCCTGGCAGCGGTTGCGGAAGGCGCCGCATGACGAGTGCAATGGCGTTGCGCGCGAAGGCCAGGTTCCAGGTCGTCGTCGGCGAGGAGCCGGTCTTCTTCACGAACTGCGACCGGAAGACGTAGAAGTCCTTGATCCGGCCGATGGTGCCATTGACGAGCGCCTGGACGCCTGCGTCGCCAGCCGTCTGGTACTCGCTGAATCGCGACAGCTGCCGCAGGGCCGAGTAGGCCTCGGCGCTCACGACCAAGTACTTCGGCTCCGTCGCAGGAACCTTCGCATTGAAAAGCGCCGTCTCGGCCTGATCCACGACCGCCTCGGTCGGAGCCGTCCCGGCCGTGCCGACGGCCGCATTGGCCGTAAAACCTGTGTAGAGTCCGAGCAGGTCGCTCTCGATCCGCTCGGCCAGAGCCGCGATGGCCGGCTGCATGTACAGCTGAATGAGATCAGGCACGGCAACGACCTTCGTCACGTCCGGGATGACGAAGCTCGCCTCAATGTGTCGATCCAGCACGATCTGCGCGTTTCCGGCGTTCGGATTCTGAGTTTGCACGCTCCCGCCCTCGGCGATGTTGTTGGCCACCATCGTCGGAGGAATCGGCACGTTCACCGTGTCGCCGGCCTGCGCCAGCGTCGCCTCGAACTGTCGGTTGACGATGTTGCCCATGACGAGGTTGCCAACCAGAGCCGGGAGGGCCTCCGCGGCCACGAGCTTGACGATTGCATTGGCCAGGTTGGCCGATGTGATTGCAGGCATTGTCTGTCTGTCCTCCTAACGGAAATAGCCGGTCAACGGCCCTCCTGCAGCAGCCGTGCGATTTCAGCCTTGACGGCCGCCAGCTGCTCGGGCTTCATGCCGGGTTTGATGTCGTTCAGGTCGATGCTCTGAGCTCCGCGTCGGCCGCCGGCCGCGGCGCCAGCGCCGGCCGCCGGCCGCGGCGCAAGCAGATAGTCGTACTCGCGCTCGATTTTCGCCGCGATGTATTCGTCCAGCGGCGAGCCATCTGGCGTCTCGAGTGCGCCGTCCTCGCCGTAGCGGATGTCGGACTCGACGAGTCGGAATGCCGCCTCCAGACCGGACGGCTTAGCGAACTGGTATCGGGACAGGGCAGAGCGGATGGCGGCCGCTCGTTCCTTCTCTCGCGCCGCGCGCTCCGTTTCCTCGCGCCGCTT